TACCCCCAGCCCGCATTCGCACCATTATTCGCATTAGCAGACAGAAGCAAACCCCATACTACCGACACTTAAAATATTTTGTTTTAATATTTCCAATTCAAACGGTTCACGTTAGCCCGTTTTTTCGTTGCTCCGTGACCCGTCATTTTGCAGTCCGTCAGAAACGGCACAAGCGGAAGCCACTGGCCGCATACGAGTGCGAGGAACGAGTATACGCAATCGCAGACCCCCAGCCCGCAGCCGCACCATAAGACGCATTAGCAGACAGAAGCAAACCCCACCAACCAGACGCATCACTACCAGGGTGCCAGAAGTAGTCACAAGCACCTTGATTGCTACTACCACCTATTGCATCGGGGAAGCAGATACCATTGCTTGAAATGGCAAAGTGCAATATCCAACCACTGCTACGAGGTAAATCGCACATTTCCGTGTAGCCATCGGGGACAGTCGTAGCATTGTCTGAATGTGAAGTGAACTTTGTCGGGTCTTCGCACAGATAAGCAATACTCCTACCTCCCTCCTTGTCGGGGATATGGCGTATAAGCACATCGTCAGCCAAGAGCCACAAGTATTCAAATGGGGCTTCCAAACCACGGTAAGATGTTACATAGACGGTCTTATCTCCACCCGTCCAACCTTTGATAACGTATGCAATACGACCTGTATTGTTACCAAGCGTTGCCGTAACTCCACAAGGCACGAAAGGATTATAGCCGCCCCATGTATTCCACTGACTACCATCAACAGCGGGACCACTACCCAAGCCGCCCTGTCTGAACCCGTCAGCAGTCAGCGTTTCGTTGTAAGTGTCTTGACAATGCAATGAAGCATATTCTATGCGTTGCAACCACGCAATTTCTGTATATACACGATACACGCCAAGGTGAGTGCCGTTTTTGCAATATGGTCGTGCGTCCGCCTTGCTGATAGATGTTCTTGGCATACCAAGCATGGAATGATAAGTACCATCCCAAGCCGAAATTGAGCCGCTACCACCACGGTAACGTGCGGCATTGTCAAGCATTTTCAATATACCCTCTTCATCACGCAACAGTTCGCCAGAACCATCCCATTGCAACCAACAACCAGACACGGCTGTATTGGTGTCACGGTCAATAGTTGCACACCAAGGCGAGCAAGTCTTGCGTGTCATTTTTACAAAACCAGGCAGAGGGTATTCCGATATGGCATATAGCCACTTTGTACCCTCAACCTCAAAACGACCGTAATATTCGGGTTTCTCCAACATCACGTTTCCATCCGTGCTGTCAATGATAGCCTTTGCGCCCGAATCCTTTTTACGGCTGTCATTCTGATGCAAGTAGTATTTAACAGAGCCGTCAGCATTTTCAACGAAACGCCTCAGTTTCTTCTGAATTGGTAACGTGCGGTGCAAGTCAAGATTACCAACTCTTGTGAGCTTGTAATCCTTGCTTGTAAAGTCACCTTGCACACCGTACCACATATCGTAAGGATATTGCGGTTTCGTTGAACCGCTGCCTAAAATAAGTCCCATACTCTTATACGATTTTGTTAGGTTGTTCACTCGCTCCCCAATATACCTCATACTTCTGCAAGTCAATAGCGTTTGGGGAAATGTACGCTATCATTGCGGGTGTCCAATCGCCAATTGGCACAGGAAAGGCACCTCCCTTTTCTCTGTCACCAATAAGGCGGCAGTCAAGCAGCGTGTCGCTCAACATCGTGTTTTCCTTGCTACGGACATACACGGAGAACGGCACACCGCCCAAAGAGAAGCCCTTGGAAAGGTCGGAAATACGACCCTTGGCTATAATTCTTACATCTTCCATATTTACTTGGTAAATCTACACTGCAAAGGTAGTAAAAATGTGTCTAAGAAACACACTTTAAGACATAAATCAGCAATATTTGGAGCATTTGCCCCAAAACACCGCCTAATATGGTGGCTAACAAGTCCAACCAATCCCATTTACCACCATAAGCTCTGTCCTTAAACTCCATGCCACAAGCCAATCCACCCACGAATAAGACCGTGAGTAGGAAGGCACAAGGAATGGCATAAAGAAAGTGCTTTTGTCTGTTACTTTCTGTAATCCAACTCATAATTCATTCTCCTGTATATAAACCTTGTATTGAGAACCATGCCCCATTCATGCTTTTGAACGTGTGCATCACATTAGGTATCATAGCACACCCAGTACCTTTTATATTCGTGTATGGTGTCATATAATTCTCAAGAGCTGCGACAAATTTCTTATCGTCAGCATTATATACATTATATATGTTCCCTAACTTGACATGGAAATCATCCGTTGATTGTGACTGCACAACAGTCCACCTTTCGGGTGTCCAATGTGACTGTTTCGTATATATTTTTATTTCCAAACCGTCATAGTCTTTTGCTTTTGGTAGTCTCACAAAGCGTGTATTTGTCGGTTCGTCAATGAAGAAACCGTTGAAAGCCTCTTTTTGTGGGTCTATCTGGTATTCTCTATTTGTCGCATCTGTTATTTTTTTCATACTACCATAATAAAGACTCGCCTTTAATATTCCAGAAAAACGGCTATTCCCACTTACGCCATCCAAAATAATATTTGGTTGCCCATTTGCATCAGACAGAGAGCTTTCAAGTCTATTGTTTCTGAATATAAAGCCAGCAATATTTGCGTTCTCTGCTAACAATAATCCCGTTGCAATACTTTCAAACTGCGCTCCAAAGTTATTCCACTTTGATGTATTCGTTGGAGCAATATTGTGGAACTCACCCGCATCAATACGGGCAACGTAGTAAATGCCGTTGTATTTGACTGCATCAACACGATACTGATTGCCGTAATATGTCTTGCTACTATCATACACGCCACGATACACCATAGCTGGACTTTTACCATTCTCACCATCCTTACCGTCATAAGGAGTTATACGCACAGGTTCACTCCAATTGGTGAGTAACGCACCCGTTGCGCTTTTCTTGGCAACGACCATCCAAAGATATTCAAGTGTTCCAACAGTCGGCTGTGTAGTTGTCCAACCGCTCGGCTCTGCATCCGTCTTAACCAAAGCGGGCGCACTATTGCGTGAGCCATTCTTGGCAAAGCGGTATTCTTGATAGTCTGGGCGATTGTCGCTTGAATTTGCATCATAGGCGGTTACCACCTTGCCAAGTTCCAACTTTGGCATACAGATGTAAAGATATTGCGAGTTGCCCTCAATTATGATTGGCAGCAAGCGGAACAACACACATTCGGTATCAGCGAAACTTGATTTGGTCTTGAATGTAACCGTGTGCTTTACCCATGATGCACTTGCCTTATAGCCAACGGCACAATCCGCACCAATGACATTGTTCTTTTGTACGCCATCCACAAACACCTTGGTTGTATCAATGGCACTTGGAAATATGTATGTATGGAATATTGCACCGTCCACTTCAAGCAATCTAATCCAATTAAGGGTTACTGTGCCTGTCCGTGGGTCTGTACTGTCATACATATAAGCCGTAAGTTGGTATTCCCCATCCGAGGGGACATCATCAAAATCAAGTATTCCTACCGAATTGTATGTATTGCTGACAGCAACAGACTTACTCCATGCCCATCCTGTTTGCCAAACGAACACCCTCAACTCCTTTCCGTCCGATTTGGCTTGTGCGTCAATTCTTCCACTGAATGTAAGCCTGTACTTGCTACCCTTTTTCAGATACAATGTGCGCCTTGCAAATCCGTATGCACTGCTTGTTTCATTTATAGTCATTGTGTTTGTTCCACACTTTGCCCAAAACGAAAGGGTGTACCATGTGGAGGGTTGCAACTTCTTGACGGTAGAGGACTGCAAAGTCTGTCGCAACACTTCCTTGTAAACGGATTCAGAATATCGCTTGTCGTTCCTGTCATAGAAACAATTATGTCCGTCCACACCACTTGTATTGATGTGGGCAATGCTTGTGTCAATACCACTGCCACCATTATAGCGAGAAACGACATCCCACCTATCCAGCCTATCCATGCTTTCAAATTCTGTTTGTTCAAGCAAGTTAGGATTCCATACCACATAATTATTCCATAGGGTAGGCTTGGAGAAAGCACCCCATTTGCCGTTTGTCTTGTGCCTTACAGACACCCATTCAAAAGGATAGTCAGCCGACACACCGCTTGGCTCATCAGTCCAACCGCTCGGCACAAATCCCGCATTTGGTGAGAATATCAATGGAGTACTTGGAGCCGTTTCAACTTCTGTACGTTGGAATATATATTCCATTCCATCACCATCCGTACCTTTGTCACCCCACTTTGCCCAAATGACAGGCGGACTATAAGCTGACCATGTGCCAGAACCGCTTGGCTTAGTTCTAACGCAAACCCATTCATACTGATAAGTTGCAGTTATTCCGCTTGGGCTGTCTGTCCAGCCACTCGGTACATAATCATCCTTATTTACTGAGGCGGGTTTACTTGGTGTATCGCCTGTGTTGCGCAAATAAATAAACTCTATATCTGTGCCATCTGCACCGTTTTCTCCATTCAAGCCCGTAATACGAATTGGTGTACTCCACGTTCCAAAGGTATTCGTTCTTGCATTGAGCATTGCTTGCGACATATATACAAACTTACCGCTTGTTGGGGTTGGCGGCTTTAAGCTCCACACGCTCTGCCCTATCAATGATGTTGGGTCTGTAAATGTAGGTGTGCTTGGTGTGCTGCTTTCTGCCGTATAGATGAAATAGAATGTAGAGCCGTTCACTCCATTCTTGCCGTTTGCGCCTTGCGCTACTACACCCCAATAAACAGAATTTGTTGGTACTATTCCTTTGGAGGGCGTTGCGTGGTTGTAGCGATAGGTACACGTTGCACCGCTATTATCCGTATAAGAAACCTCATCACCATAGTAGTAGATGTAGTCCTTATTCCATACGCCACGGTACACACCCAACGGTACGACATCACCGCTGCCACTTGCAACGGACACGTTCTTGAGGGTTAGACGGCTCTTTGCTGACACGTTCCAATCAATAGAACTTGTGCTGTCACCAATGCGGAACTTGTTGCCGTCCAAATCCAAGTAACACTCACCATCACTTGTTATGATGCGTCCCGTTGTGATGGTATTGCCATTGATGCGAGTGAAACCGTATGTGGTCTGAAAATCTCTGAAATTATCATCAGAATACAGACTTGATATAATGCCAACTTGGAAATAGTAGTTGTTCGGGTCGCTCGTAGGCTCAAACTTCAATTGCTCTTGCGTCAGATACCACACGCCATTTTCACCAGACTTGGAACACTTAGCAAACAGATAGTATCCACCCGTGCTTTGCAGTTCAAAGGAGGCTTCATTCATCTGCCAGCTCCTTATTTTGTCGTTGTCAATGGTAAGGTGTGATAGTATGCCAGCGGTAGCCACAAACATATTAGGGTTGCCCCCAAAGTTAGCTTTCAGAACACAACCAGACAGGACAAACTGTTGGCTCTTTGCACCAACAGACAGCATATTAGTGTCAATGGAGTTAGGCTTAATATTCTCCGTGTCAAAGTAGCCGTCTGTATCATATACCATATTGCGCAAATCCTCGGTAGTTCTCCATCCCCTCCTTGCCTTATTCAAGTCACGGAGGCGGTTGTTGTTGATTACATTCTCATGGTCTATAACTGTGAGAACTGTCTGCGTCTGAATTGATATAGCGGTACTGTCTGCCAATGTTATTTGGTAGTCATGCTCCAGCAATAGATTGCGAGTGATTTTCTGTATGCGCATTGTTTTCTCAATGCCAAAGCGAGTGTCTTTAACAGGCACATAGTCACCTACCGCAAACACGCTCGTATCTGTGTCGCTGCTAAGAGACTGCAAGAAATACAATCTGTCAAACGTAAGGGCATATTGCGCCTTTACTTGGCTTGCGTCCTTGAAATCATCGCTGCCAGCATACCACAAATCTTCTTCTGCTCTTTTCTCGTACTGTTCGGGCAGATATATGTCTGTGATTTTGTAAGTATTGCCAACCTCTATGAAGAATGAATTTTTCGTTTCTTCTGATGGTATCGTCAAACCTCTATTATCCGTAAATGGGATAATCTTAAAAGTTTTCGTCTTATCGTCATACCCGCCTTTTGCATTGAGTTCAAACTGCTGTCCAGCCAAGCGACCAGATGTAAATGTGATTTTTGCGCTTACGCCATCAACAAGATACATTGTACCCTTATCATCTTTCTTGTTAAGGTCAAAATCCATTGTATCATCAATGAAAGCACAAATATCATCAGCAACGATAGCCGTAACCTTGCCCGTGCGCTTTGGATAAATATTATCATAGGTTTTAACATCTTCCTCACTGCCAATCTTGTCACGCAATTCTGCGTTTTCAATGTAGCGTTTGCTTTCATCTGAAATACCTATCATTTCGGTATTAGCCTTTACGACCGTACCATCTGCGAGGGTGTGGTCGTATTGGTTCATTCTTTGTATCGGAAGTTGCAGTCTTTCCGCATAACCTCTGTAATCGCTACGAATATTGGTAGTACCACCCTCTACCCAAAGGCGAGTGATAATAGCCTTATCGTCTATCTTCTGTTCTTTGAGGTTATACAAACCATTGCCCTTGCCCCATTCAAAGAAGTCTGCTCCGCTCGGTGGATTGATACGCTTGCCGAATTTCCCAATATGGATTGTACGAATACCCTTGTCTTGGGTTATCTGAAACTCCAAGTTAAACTGCTCGCTATTACAAAGGGTTTGCAATGCCTGTAAACAGTTCACCCCCGAAAACTGAATTGTCATAGCTTCCGTTTCTGGGCAGTTGTCCTCATCAAATTTCCATACACCAGGGTAATCCCTCTCCAAGTTGTAGATTAGGATTTGTACAAATTCCTTGATTGTATATGTCAAGTCGAAAGTGCTTTTGTCGCTTTTGCCGTACTTGTCGCAATTTCGGTATATTGTCTTCATAAGGTCGTACATGACACCATAGAAGACAGGCTCATAGTTGTAGTAGCCCTCCGACACAATTTCACGGGTCGTTGTGGCTCTAATACTATACTCGTTGCCGCCTACAACAATCTTATCGCCATTGGCAAACGAAAGCCATTCAGACGATACAATTTTAAGAGAAATGTAATCATCACCCATTAGAGAGCTTGTAAGTGTAGCCTCTTTGACGAAACAAAACGGCTCGTTTGTGTTGAGCTGTATTGTTTCGCCATTACGCTTGATTATTTGAGTAATTCCCATATAACAATGTCGTTAGTTTCAAACTTTTCAATGTCTTCAATCACGCCAGCAATGATAATGTCGTATTCGCCAGCAAGTGTGTATGCGTGTTCTACAACCGTGTCATTGCCAGCCACATTATATGTGTGCGTTCCATCTCCCCAATAAATATTGAGCAACTTAGATGAAGTAACCTTTATGCTTGCCTTTGAGTTGTCGTTAGCTGATATGTGGCGCAACACACGCTTTACGGGTTCGTCTTCTATCAGCTTCAGCTTGAATGTGCCGACCATAAGGTCTGTGTTATAAGTTCCCCATGTCTTTGTAATGTCCGTATCATCATACAAGCCTACCTCATAAACGAGAGGCTTTGCCTTGCCGTCATATTCGATAGTAAGGCGGTGTGTTCCATCGCCGTCGAACAAAGCCATAAATCGGCTGCACCACTCAACGAAAGCACTGCGACCACTTGCCTCAAGGAAACAGTCAAGCGTGATAGTGCGCTCCTTGTACCGTTTTCGTTTCCTATCACGGACAATGCCGTGGTAGTTGTCATAATCAACTTGGAGAGCTTCTTTCTGGGCAAGTCTGCCAATAATTCCATCCGACTTTGAAACGGACACGCCATAATCTTTGAAGTTCACGCCATCAATGTAGTATTCCACATCGTTGTTGGCTTGGGCTTTCATAATGTCGGCTTCTGTCAGAGCCACATCATACACCTTTACCTCATCAATGGTTGCAGTCGTTGTCAGCAGCTCATCAGTGCATAGGCTCAAACCTTGCGGATTGCCACCACCAAGAGAAACAATGCTTACACGTTCTCCGTCCAGATATACGCTCAATGTGTCGCTATTACGAACAAATGCGATAAAGTACCATTGCTTCGGTACAACATCAATCCATTGTTCACGATAGTTTTCTACACCAAGTAAATTCACCACCCAACCAATACGGCTTTGTGTTGTCATTACATAGGCAGACAGAGTGAAATTTCCGCTAAACGGTATGGTTTGTGCGGTCAAACACTCACCACCATTCAGAGAAAGAGCCTTGCCCTTCTTGGAATTTCTCGTAAATGTCGCTCCATCTGAAAGGATTGCATCAGCACGGCTTGTTGAAAAATCATAAGCCTTATTGCCATCGGGGTCATCAAATGGCAAGTAAAGTTTCAAGTTCTTATCTACCATATCAGTATGTAGTTTTATTGTTAAAATTCACAATCACATTGCTTGGCTTGTCACCGTCCACAAAGTCAATGTCGGTGTTCGTGCCATATACATTGAGGATAACGCTTGCATCATTGCCACCGACAGACAAATGCAACTTTGCACGGTCGAAAATATCAATAGTGACAACGGCATGGTCTGACACATTAACGGCTATTTCAGAGGTGTGTCGTATGTATATGCGTGACACGCTATAACCGTCATACTCCAGCATACCCCTACAAGCTCCATTAAGCACCAAATCTGCCTTATTTGCGAGTGTTGGCATATCTTCATCAATGAAGACACCGAAAGGCTCGCATACGCCCTTAAAATGCGTCCTTAGAAAATCAAGCGTTGGGAAGTCTTCGGATATACAGAAGTCAATGCCCTTGATATAGAGTGCGACCAATGCCTCCGTACCCAAGCCTTTACGCAATTTCATTTGCCAAAGGCGGCACAGCCCTTTGTCTGTGCCATCCTTTTTCAGTTGTTCTACAAGTTCCATAATTACGATATACCTTGTGATAGTAATGAGTTGTCCTTTGTTTCAATGCGCCTAAGCGTGTTTTCTATGTTTTGCAGCCGTTCAGCCGACAAAGCGGTGTTTCTCGCTATCTCCGACTGTTGCAACAACTGTTCACGCATCACGCTCGTTTGTTCGCCTTGGTTAATGATGAAAGCGTTGAGCCTACCAGCAATCACACCGCCCGTTTCTTCACTCATTGAGGTAACGGCTCCCGTAAGTGGGTCGCTCGCTGTTTCATCAACATCTTTAATCCAATCACCCACGGCTTCCAATCCAGCTTTGAACTTTTCACCCGCTGCGTTCGCTTGGCGTTCAAACTCTTTCTTTTCTTCATCAGACAGCACACCGTCTTCCATAGCTTTTCCAAGATACTCAACCGCATCATTGATACCTTTAGCAAGGAAATTTCGCTTGAGGGCTTCTACGACAGCGTTTTTAAGCACTTTCTTTGTCGTTTCTCCCAAAGCCTTTGCCGCATCCTCACCAGAGCAATACGCATCAACAATAGCATCCGCAAACTCATCAATGGCACTCTTTACATCAGTACCAGCGAATGTTTCCATCATCTGTTTGTCTAAATCCTCGATTTGCTGATTTATTTCTTCAATCTGATTTTCCCATTCTTTGATTTTGTTGTTGTCGGTTTTCTTCTTGCTCTTTTCCGCCTGTATCTGTTGGCGCATAAGTTCCTGTTGCTCTCGCAATGATTCCTTTTGCGATTGCCACAAAGAAAGCATATCACCGCCCTCCTTTGCTTTGTTAAGTTGCGCATTGAGCTGCTTTATCTGTGTAGTCAGCTTGGCATACTGTGCGAAGTCCCACGCTTTCTTTGCTATCTCACGTTGTTTCTCCAACGCTGCGATTTGGTCTTTAATAGCCTGTATGTTCTTTTCGTAGCCTTGGCGTTCCTCATCATTGAATACCCAATAGGTATTGTTGAAAGCTCGCTCCAAACGTGAGTAGGCTGTTTGCAAGTTGTCTATCTGCTTTTGTAGGTTCTGTATTCGCTTTTCGTACTTTTTATCGTGCAACTTAGCGAATATGCCAACCACAGAAGTAACAGAGGAAACCATGCCTGTTATACCGCCCAATATGTCACCGCTCATAAACTTGCCGACAGAAGCAGCAGCATTGCCCAACTGTCCCATGAGGTCTATTGCAGTACCCAAGCCGTCAGCTACGCCATCCATGCCCAACGCATCAAACATTGATTGCAAGGACGAGGCGCAATCCGTGCTTATGCTCGTTACTTTCTGAATGGAGTTGGTAATGCCTTGTGCTGCCGACTTGACATCTTTCTTGGCTTCATCAACACTCTTTTGCGTTCCCTTGCCGCTTGCAAGGTCTGCCTCGGCTTTCCTTAGTTTCTTCTTAGCTGCCAGATAATCATTGAAGAACGTGCCAAGTGCCTTGAACGGGTTAAGTTCTTGAATACGGTTCTTGGCTTGGTTCAGACTATCAATAACAGCCTTGTAATCAACAGGGCTTAGTTTGAGGTTGCCAGCATTGAGTTGTTTCTGTATATCACTTATCAGCTTTTGTATTTGAGCGACAGTAAGCGTGTCAATGTCCGTAAAGAGGTTTTTCCAGCTTTCAGACTGTTGCAAGAATGACATATTGAGTGCCGACAATGCCTCTTGCTCCGCTTTGTTGATTTGCGCCAAACGCTCCGCATCGCCCATTTTCTCGGCTTGGGTGCGAAGTAAAGCGTACTGTGTGGTGATAGACTGCCTTTGTTCCTCAAAGGTGCGGTAATCATCAAGCACGGTCTTTTGCAGTTCCTTTTGCAAGTCTGCATCCTGTTGTGACAGGACAAGGCTTGCCTCGGCTCTTTCGTCTGTGCTGACAATACCGCTTTCTCCATTCTCCAGCTTGGCTTTGGCTTTTGCTACGGCTTCAATCTTTTCTGCAAGGGTTTGGCACTGACCGATAGAGTCACTAACTTGCTGTTTGAACTTTTCAAGTGCTGTTTTTTCACCGTTCAACTCGTCACGTTGGGTTGTTAGCGAGATAAGATAATTACCCTCACCCTCGGTTAGCTTAGTGCCACCATTCCGCTTTTCTTCAAGTTTGGCAATTTCATTTTCAACATATTGCTTGTATGAATTACCATCAGTCAGCAACTTTTCAAATTGCTTGTCGGCTACCTCCTTGCCCATATTCTGCACCCAACGGAAATATAGCTGATACTGCTTTTTCTTGTAATCAAGTTCACCCTCAAATAGTTTATTCTGCGATTGGGCGTAACTTGTATTTTCAAGATTGCGCCTTTCTTGGAAATTTGCCTTTTCGTCAGATGTAAGACCCTTTTTGCCAGCTTTCTTACGAGCCTCTGCAAGTTCCTTTTCTTCTTTGTCTATCTGTTGGAGAGATTGCTTGTGCTGAAATTCAAGTTGCGCCTTGCGTTTCTCGTAGCCATCCTCCATGACTGCAATCCTCGCCTCTTCAAGTCGCTTTTCAGCTTCAAGCTGCTTTTGACGCAAGTTTTCCGCATTACGTTGCGCATCATTTGCGCCCGCCTTGCGACCTCCACCGCTGCGCTTGTTGCTACCTTTGTCCGTTCCAATGGCTCGCCTTTTTTGGAGTTTCTCTATCTGACTATTAAGATTAGTCCACTCTTTTGTAAGCGTGGATGTACCCTTAACGAATTTTTCTGTTTCGTCACGCATCTGTTTGAGCTTTTGGATTTCCGCATCAATGCCACTGTCAGTATTCAAATTATTCTGCTTCTTGTTAATCTCATCGTTTACTGCTTTCAACAGTGACAGCGCATTTTCAAAGCCGTATGTCTTGCAATCAATCGTCACTTCTTTTCCATCCAGCTTGCTTGCAACATCGTGGAGTTCTTCAAGACTAAGTGTAGTTATATCTATCGTTTGCGGAACTTGGCGCATTTTATACCCCGTCTTTTCCGCATTTGCAATGATTGTATCTGCTGCCTTGTTTGCTGCCGCTTCATTATCTTCAAAAGCCTTTCTCGCCTCTAATGCCTGGTCTATGATACCGCCATCGCCCGAAAATACATCTTTGAATGTATCTGTCAGCCAATCGTAGTTTGTTATAAACTCTGCATGGCTTTCGTCAATCTGTGCGCCTTTCAGAATGTCCGTTATCTGCTGCCTAAGCTGTTCTTTTGCCTCTGACTTTTTTGCATCATCAAGTTTTACCATTTTTGGCAAGGCTTCCTCAATTACATTGCTAATTTGAGGTGCAAGTGAGGTGGCTATTTGCTGAATGTCCTTGCTGTCGCTGCTCCAACCTATACCAAGAATATCGCTCCAATTGTAATGATGTGCCTCTTTCAGTTCTTCAAGTACGGTTTTGCGCAATTCATTCAATGCGTTTGTGTAAGTTTCTTTTGTATCATCAAGTGCATTTGCCCTACCTGTTTCTGCATTGTTGGCTTTCATCGCTGCTGTAAGGTCGTTGTAAGCCTGTGTTATATCTTCAATGCTCGCATTGTTTTCAAGCGTTTTCAAGTTGTTCTCTTTCAACTTTTCGTTTAACTCGTCAAATGCTTTCTTCCATGCGCTCGTTCCCCTTGTGCCATTCTGTAACACAGAATAAAGCACTTCCATATTGGCAAGCTGCTTTTCGCCTGTATCACCGAACTTGTTAAGGCTTTCTGTTGCATCATCTGTGCTGTCGCTAAACATAGTAAAGGCACTATACACAAGACCCACAAGGGTAAGGATTGCACCGAATGGATTTGCAGCCATTGTAGCCCAAAGAGCTTTTAAGCCAGCCATTAGCTTTCCTGTCGCAACGGAAAGAATATTTGTCGCTGCCGTCTGTGCTGCCTTTGCGCCTGTATCGGCAATAGATGCCGTTCTTGCTTGTTGTGTTGCTAATGTTTCAAGTTGCTTCTTCTTGGTGTAAAAGTCAGTCTGTGCAGAAAGAGCCGCCTTTCTTGCTGCGGATTGGGTATCTGTTGCCGCCTCAAGTTTCTTTTGTGCGCTTGCTATGGCGGTCGCATCACCAGACTGTTGCGCCCAATACACCTCGTATCTTGCTGCTTCTGTTGCTTGTGTAGCTGCAATGGCTTTGGCTTTTGCAGCTTCCACACTACGAGCTGCCGCCTTTACATCAGAGCGCATAGCTTCAATCGTTTGTGTTTGGTTCGCCATTTTAGCCTGTGCCTCTTGAACGATTGCTGCTCTATAAACCGCACTCTTTGCTGTAAGGTTCTGCTTTGACAAAGCCAAGCGTTGTTCTGCTGTCATAACGCCCATAGCAGCCGCCTCATATCCGCTGCTTGAAGCGGTTAAATTGAGGTTGGCAAGATATTCTTGCTGTTGTGCTGTCAGTAGGCTCTGAATGGCTGCTATGCGCATTTGTTTCACTACCGCAGACTGTTCTTCGGCTGTCAGTGTTGTTACAAGTGCATCATAATTGGCTTTCTCGGCTGCTGCCATAGCCTTTTTTTGATTTGACACCTCGCCTGTCAGTATGGATTCAGCTTTCATCAGTGCAAGTTTGGCTGTCCGTGCCGCATTGTCAAGTACGGCAATTCCCGTGTAACCCTTGGTGGCTACACTTGCAAGAATGGTGGCTGCTTTGACAGAACCATAGGCGATAGCAACTGATTTGAGTATGCGCACAACATCATCCATGTGTTCTACAAGGTATGTTGCACTTTGTATTCCAGCCGACAAAGCCCCCTCGGATTTCTCGCCTAAACTATTGAGCGCACTATCCCATGCGTCTTGCAAGTTGGCAATCTGTCCTGTCAGTGAAGAACTTTGTTTCTCCATGAGCTGATAGAATTGACCGCCCGCATTAGTCATTTTGTTAAGGACTTCCTCAACATCGTGGAATCCAATCTTTCCAGCCGAAACCATTTCGTTAATGCCCTCGGCTGTTGTGTGGTACTTTTCGGCAAGCTCTTTCACAAGTGGAATACCTCTACCCGTGAACTGTCTTACATCTTGGGCGTACAAACGACCCTGTACCATAGTAGTACCATACAGATAGACTATATCATTAAGCGGAATGGAAAGACCACTTGCAATGTTACCAAGGCGCACAAGCGTATCATTTACCTTTTCGGCACTAACTCCATAAGCCAGAAGTTGTTTTGCGCCCTCAGCTACGCCCATGAGGTCGAAAGGCGTTTTTGCAGCCGTATTAACCATCTGCTGCATTAAGGCAGTGGCTTTTTCCTCACTGCCTAACATCGTACCAAAGGCAATCTCTAACTGTTGGAACTGACCTCTAACGGACACAATGCTACTGACAAGGTTATTCATACCCTGTCCCACAAGATAGTAGGTTATATATTGCCCCGCTCTCTGCGCCATTTGCTGAAAGGATTCCTCAACCTCTGCGGCTTCCTGTGCTGCCGTATTGGAAAAGTCCTTAATGTGTCGTTCCATAGCCTGTGCCGACACATTGAAATCGTCTATGTCAAGGGTAGCCTTAAAAGCCAATCCACCGCCTATATTTTCCATTTAGATAATTCCTTTGATATAGTTCTTAATATCTTCTTTTGTTTTTAGTTCGTGGCGTTCAATCTTGCTTTCATCAATAACATTGCCGTCTTCATCAGTAGGCAAGTCCTTTGAACGTGGTGCATCTGCAATCATCAGTTGCACATTGAGCCACGAAATGCCCCAAAGCAAGTAATCATAAGACCACCCATAACTACGCATGAGTTCGCCACGACTACCCCAAGGACTATTAAGTCCTGTTACTCTATCCGCTGCGCTTCGGGTTCGGTTTTCGGCTTGGTCGTTCCTACTTCCCGTATCAATCGAATAGAGCTGATAAAACCCGATGGGTTCATCATCTGACTAATAACGGCTGCGAGCTTGCGCAAACGCTCCACTGTAAGATGTTCAATGAAGAACTTGGTTAGCTCTTTTACCGCCTTGCTGTCTTTGTCGGCAACGGAGGGGTTGTTGAGAACCGCAACGGCTGCAATCTCTGCCATCTGCTTTATATACTTGAATAGTCGCTTGCTTTCCTGTATCGGCTGTTCCTGTATGGTCTTTTCATCATACTCAATGCCTATATACATCTGGCGCAATCGGTCTATTGTTCCGAGATACAAAGGCTTTATGTTGAAATGGCGCATATATACTTCTTTCATGCGTTCCGTTTCAACATCTGGTATCTCCACGATAGACACATTCCAACTTTTAGGAATACGTTTGTCGTGCCAAACCTTTGTGCGTTTTGGAAATGTACGTTTAAGGAAATTGTACCGTTTTGACGGCTTTACTGGGTAAATCTTCAATGGCACAGAGAACTTGCAACCCATCTGCAACAGGGCTTGCAATGCCTTTTCCTCTAAGTCCAAACGCTGTTCTCTTGTCAGTTCTTTCTGTTCTTGATTGTCTTCCATATCGTTGTAAAGTAAACAAGCCCCCTAACCATTTTAGGGAAAGGAGGCTTGAATTGGTAAGTTGTTATTACGAGGTTATCCCGCCTTTGTCGGGTCTGTTATAGTTTCATCAACCGTTAGCTGGTCTTGGAACTTAATTTTCATCGGCAAAAGGCAGATACCCTTTGAAGAATAGGTAATCTCAAAAGAGGGAACGATACAAGCGTTAGGACAGCCCACAAACAATCCCTCCTCTGGCTGAAGCCATATTGCCCACTCCTTGTAAACAGGCTTGCGTGGACGCAACCATTTACGCTTTGGCTTAGTGCCTGTTACTGTACCACCGAAATAGCGAGCCATAAGCTCCATGTCGGGGTCCATAAGCGTAAGTTCAACCGTGGTGACATAATCACCCATAAGTGTAATGCGCTTGTTTGATGTTTCAGACTTGTGTTCCGTTGTTTCTACATCATCGTCTTTCAAGGTGCAAGTGTCTTGGTACACATCACCTAAATCAAGCCAAGCATTACCATTGGGGGGCATTGCTCCCGCTGTTTCGCTTGCTGGGGCTACATAGATTTTCTTCAAGCCCATAGTCGAAAGTATTGGCATAACTTATTAAATTTAATTGTTTGACTTCTTTTCTCTAACAACAATATCCAAAGAGAACGACACAAAATGCTCGTTGTGGTTTGGTTCTTTCATTGGTGGGTTTATTAAACCAATATTCCAATTGTAACCGCAACCATGCTCATAATGGTTTTGCAGTATCTCCATAGCAGCCTTGCGCAACTCTATGAGCCTTGCAAAGTTGATATGATAAAGAGCCTTGCCACACCCAACGCCTTGCGGGATGTCTGGCACATGAATATTGACATTGATACTACCATTACGCACAGACCCCTCACCCTCAATAGACCTTGGCACTATAATAATGCCCTCCTTGGAGTAGTCCTTTCGTTGGTAGTCGGGATTTTCTGCATAGTCGGTATTCACCCCCATGCCGTCAATCAGCATTTGGCGTACCTTGATTGCTATTTCTTCTGTCGTTATCATAATACATTGCCAAATAATTCATCTGCTTTTCTTTTAGCTTTATCCATGAGCTTTTGCATCGCCTTTGGAAAATCTGTCTTTGCTTTGAGTTCTGCGGGCAGAATGACATTGTAACCTCTTGCCTCCACATAAGCGGCATAGTTCATTCCAGCGACAATGATAAGTGAGAAAGAGTTTGAAAGTGTTTCTGCCATTTTCATAGCCACTTTCAGCGCATTGTCTGCGCCCTCTCCCCGTTGGACTGCACCACCAAAGTCAATGATTTCACCATTGCGCACCACTGCGTAGCCTATTGAGTTGGTTAGGTTGCCTGTTCTGTCTGTGTAATTATGCTTATCCTTTGCGTACTTGGTGAGTTCTTCACCTAAGTATTTCAATAGGGAAATGGCGGCTTCTTCCAATCGTTTTTGGAACAATCGGACTTGTGCGCCTATCGCATCATCACCAAACATCGGAGTTATCCCCATATCTCAATGTATTTACGGTTCATGTTATCAACACCCGAAACAACAAACTCGTCCATATCTCCATCTTCGCTTGTAATACGCACCGTACACCCAATAGCCAACACACCATCAAAGTATTTGGGAATAAATACATCATAGGTGTAAGCATATATCTGTCCGTCCGTGCCTACTACTTGCTTGGCTGGAATAGACTTGTCTATCTGACATTCACACCCTTGCAAGAAAGGTGTTTTGTCATTCGGAATGGCAAAGCCTGTCTTTGGGTCGGTCTGTACGCTGCCAACAGGCTTGTATTCAAAAGTTCCGTTAGTTCTCATAGCCTACCACAGATTAGAGCCGTCAGTAATTGTTGGTACTTCATCGAAATTTTCCAAGTCCAGACCGTTTTCACTGCAAATAGCCTTGATACGCTTGCGCAACATATCCACATTGTAGCCTTGTGAGGATTTTCCGAGGCTATCGCTACTAAGAACAACCATTTGGGACAATACCTTTACGGCTGCTTGTGCGACAATCCTTTTATCCGTTGTAGGGTTGTAGGGCGTTTCTGTGTCGCTCACACCAACATCGGATAAGGCTTTCATCATAGACAGCTTACTTGGCACATACGGCTCAATTTCAGCGGTCAGTGCTTGGATTTTCGTTAGTTCCATATACTGTTACTCTGTTACGTTGTTGTCATTCTCGTTAAGGTATTCGGCAAGTTTCTGTGCCTGTTCTTCTGTCAGCTTTCCAAGAGCGTTTGAAACGCCACGTTCTTTCACATTGGATGCAAGGCTTACACCGATAAGTGTAAGACCCTCTTTCAGCGTTTCAAGCTGATAGGCAGTACCATTGAATACAACAGAGCCTTTTGTAATGTTTGCATCATCTTTGGGTGCATTATCATCATTAGCGTTGTTGTCATTCTCGTTAGGCGCATCTGACAGGGAAACAATGGCGCAAAAGCCACCGCCAACAAGGGCATTGATACGCTCCACATCAGTAGAGTGTATCAATTCGCCTTTGTCCATAACCTTGTCTTCCACCTTTCCGTGAAATGGTTTGATAACTTTCAGTTCCATACACAAAAGGTTTAGAGTGAAACAAGGGTAGAGTTTGCATCGTATGCCGACTTGGTGATATAGTAAGGCACAACACCGTTTGCATCGGCTTTTACCTCTTTCTCATCAAATCCACGCACCTGTGCGCATACAATCTGTCCCATCTCTGTAATGAGTGGCAACAGACGGGCTGCGCCCTCTGTGTACTCGCCAGCGGTCTGTCCCGTAGATGCGCCCGTGCGCCACTTGGAAATGCGAATACCATTGCCAGCATTGATGTAGTCCACGTTGTCTTCCTCGATAAGCTCACTGTCTTCAATGGCGGGCTGTATCTCACCAATGACACCAGCGGGCTTGATAGCGATAAAGTTAGGATTCCACGGCTGTATGGCGTTGCGCTTTCCGTCCTTATCAACGCCCATCTTACGCTTAACCACCGTGATAGACGGGATTTCGTTCTCTGTGAGCAATGCGGTAAGTTCGGAAGCAGTTACGACCTGTGCCTGTTTGTCTGTGCCATGAGCAAGCAAACGTGTGGTAGAGTCCATGCGTAGCCATGTGTAAAGCTCTTGCGACATGAGAATTTCACCAGGCTCAATGCCACGGTCACGCAAATCAGAGCAAAGGGCAGAAAGCCACAAAATAGGAACGAGCTTACCAGCCTTGGTGTTTGCAGTTGTCCAATTGCATACACTGACAATCTTGTTCTGCTCTTCCATCTTGTAATCAATCTCATAAGAGCGACCACCAGGGTTGTTGATTTCGGGCTTGAACTGTGCGATACCCCAATTTGAGAAAGCCATAAGGCAGATAAAGTCCATTACGTCCTTACAACCAAGATATGCGTCTTGAATGTCATGGGTAAGGGTCTTTTCAATCTGCTTAACCTTGTCAGCCTCCTTGAGGCGTGGGTTCTCGTAAACTTCCTGTAACTTGCGGTAGTCACGGGCAAACATCACAAACTTGTGTCCGACACGGGGAATTTCCTTAGTCCAGACATCAAAGCCGTCAGTTCTACGCAATGGAGAAGGTGACTCATCAGCCAACAGAGTAGCCATGAAACGGAGGTTGTATTTGCCAACGATAGCCTCGGCTGTCAGTGACATCTGAGGCGTATTGTAGGTAAACCAACTATCAGAGTACATCTTCTGAAAGATTGTAGCTTCCTTTTCAGAGGCTTTGTCGAAAGTCTTTCTCCATGTTGCCAATAAGTCCAAAGGCGCACCATTCTTATGCAGTCCTTTGAATGTTGTGAAAATGGATTTCATTGTACTTTATAATTTAGTTATTTTATGATTAGTACGATTGCGTGAGCTTAACGTGCGGATTGGCAGACAGGAACATTCCCGTGCTGTCTTTCTGTGAAGACGGAATAGGCGGCACACGCCTTTCATACAATGCGTATTGCATTGTGTCTGCCGACACATCAACGCCTGTTTCAAACTCGCTAACCTCGTACTCACGGAACAACACAGAGTTAGCCTTGCCACGTTCTGCGGCATTGTTAGAGCTGTCCTTGACTACCTCTGTAAGCACATCGCCAGCTTTCAGTCCTGTAATGGCAGCACTAAGCGTTACGACATACACGTTACCCGTGTTGTTAAGGCAGTTGCCGTTGTCAATGGCAGTGATAGTAGGAGCGGAGGCAAACGTGCCTGTAACAGCACCGACCTTTAACACACTATCACCAACAGCGAAACAAGGAGCGTAAAACTCATCAACGTAGAGCGTTACTTTCTTGTTGTTCTCGTTGTCCACCTCAACGACTTTTGCAGTCTTGATTACTTGCACCTTTCTTGTGGTTTCGTTGAAAATGGCGAGTGTTCCAGCGGGGACTACATCACCCACACGGAACTTCTGACCCTCCACATCAAGATTGAAGCCACCCTGTACGATAGACGGGCTACCTGTAAAGATAGGGCGCATACCCGTAAATGAAGCTGTCTTGCGTTTCATCTGTTTGTTTTATTTTACGGTTATAGACTCCAGCAAAGCGTCAGCGGCTTCATCAACCTGTTTTTCGCTTGCTGCCTTGGCACCATCTGCTTGGTTAGACATAAGACCGTTGGTAATACAGTCCTGTTTGAGAGCCGACACCGCTGCCTCCACATCTTCATCATCAGAAATGGACTTAGCGAGCCTGTCACGAAGAAAAGCGGGGATTTGGTGCTTTTCAAAAGCGGCATTGATTGTAGCCGTGCGTTCGCTGTGGCTCTTTTCCGCTTTCAGTGCTGCAACCTCTTCTTGCAGTTTCTTGATAGCCTCGCTTTCTTCTGAACTGCCTTTATCGCCACCATTGCCATCCTTGTTGTTTTGGTTGGGCTTTTCACCCTCACCGCCCTCACCGTCATTTGGCTTTGGTTTCGGATTGCCCTTTGCCTTGTTCGCCCACCTTGTAGCCTCGCTCTGGCTTGCTGTTGCCACAGAGAGAATGAGGTTTGCGGTGCTTTCGATTGCGTCATTGTCGGTAGAATCATCTGCCACGCTGCCACCCATAGCCTCGGTTATCGCTGTCAGATACTTCTCCGAAAGACCCGTGTCTTTGCACTTGTCTTTTACCTTTGCAAAAAGTTCTTTGTTCATATTTTAACTGATTTATACCCCTAATTAGGAGTTGTTTATATTCTATGTTTGCAAAGATACGCATTTTATTTAATAATGTGTTCATACAACACAGATAAATTTTACTTGGTAAATTCGGGGTTTTAGCGGTTAAAACATTCACCAAGTAAATTTTTTCGGCAAATTTTCCCAAAAATATTTGGTATATTCAATAAAACACACTACTTTTGCAATGTGTTCAAGAAACACAGATAATAGACCGAATAAAAAATAAGTTTATGAAAGCAATATACGCAAAGGACATAAAGGCGATGGTTAAGCAGTTTGACCTCAACGAAGCCGAAAGCGACTATCTCAACGACATAGCAGAAGCTATCAACAAGGAGCGCACAGATTTATGTGAAGACATACAAATGACACTTCTTTACGGCTCTTACTCAAAGTCAAAGAGAAACGCAATCAGAGCGTTGCTTGTTTACTTTGGTGCAAAGGCACAGAAAGAGAATGAGCTATACAGGAAACTTGATAAAACCTGTTGGGAGATAGCAAGAATGTTGAAATGCGGCTCTTATCAAGTTATGCAATGGATTAAGGGTATAGCTTGCACAAAAGACCGTTTCGGAAAGTTCGTTGAGTGTTCAGACACATTCGGACTAAATTATTTGGAAATAGCATAAAGGTAACGCCCCGCCTAACCAACGGGGCAAACAAAATAATATAGAATTATGGAAATAACAATAAATCAAGTACAAGAGATAGTATCGGCTCTTACAGCAGACGAACAGCAATTACTCAAAGACACCATTAACTACGGTTCATGGGGTGATAGTGAATGGGAGTTCCTTAACGATAACGGGGATGTGGAAACTGTTGCAATGTATGGCTACTGTACCAATGACGCAAAGAGAGCTGGACATTTCAGCGGAAGAAAAGTATCTTCAATGTTCCGCTCTATGTATAAGAAACTATGCCCAACAAACCACAATCAGATAGGTAGATATATTTCACACTGTAATGATTGGTGGGGCGATGGTAGTGGCGATATGCTGTTCATCAGAACAGGCTACTACAACGCATTTGAAGAATGGGCAAGAAAGAATTAAATAAACAAGTGGGGCTAACCACCCCACACAAGCCACACAGATATGATATATTACACATGGAGAGAGAACGGCAAGAGCTATGTTTACGAAGATAATTATATCTTCGACCCTATCAACGGTGATTGCTGGTATATGAGTGAAGAGCTTTTCCAAGTATCTTATAGAGAGCCGATAAAGAGCCAGATAATAATACAGGAGTTTTGAATAATTGACGCAACAAAGCACACATGAAAACAGGAACATCTAACTACACACCTAAGTGCTTGGAGTTCTCCAAGTACTTCAAGGGGATGCAAGGTATAACGACACACCAAAGCGAGGATATAGACTACAACGATTTTTCGGGGACGGTCTATGTAAACCGCTACGAGTTTGTTTGTATAGACCAAATGGAAGAAAGCGGCTACATGGTGTATATAAACAACCCCAACGGACACGATGGGGAGCAATGGGTATTCGGGTACTACAAGACATTTGGCAGAGCCTTAAAGAAAGCGGTTGCAATCGTAGAGAAAAGGGAATACCCAAAACCGATTGAAATTTGGTAACAACGATAAAACATACCGACATGGCAACATTAGCAATCAAAATTCCCAAATGGGACATTGAAGAAGAAACGGGCTACAAGCCTTTCACTACATTTTGGCAAGATTTCTCCATTGCCGACACATACGGCTTGCAAGCCATTCAAGACACGTTCAACCGTGCCTTTGATGCGTGGAAAGACAATTATAAGTACCCCACAGAACTTGTGCTTGTACTCAATCACAAGATATTCCACCACTATGTAGAGAAAGGCACAGAAGAAGAAAACGAGAAAGCCTCTCTTTACAATGAGCTTTGGAACAAAGCCAACGACTACGCATTGGAAAACTTGCAAGGTGAGCAAGCTGATTACTTCTACCACTTAACAGATTAAGCTATGGAGATAACAGTAACAGTGAAACTGACAGAGGGCATGGTGTATGATGCGATGAAAGAAGCAGTACAAGAGTTCTTCACGAACTTGCCCTCACAAGAGAACAAGACAGGTTTGTTAAAGCATAGCCTTTGGAGCCAGATACTACGCAATGGCAAGCCTGTTACAGATAGCGACATTGAGCCACTGAAAGACAATTCACTTGGTGAAGAAACAAAGTATAGCGTAATACTATACCGTGGCACAAAGGAAATAGGAACAATTCAAATGTAATGATATGAAACGAATAAAGGACTTGTCACAACTATCTAAAGGTTGTACCATAACAAAAATTTGCAATGGAGAAATTCAGCATTGGGAGTTCCTTATGATACACCCACACAATGAAAACTATATCCTTGCCTTAAACTCTTGGACACAAAGCGGGGATAAGCTCTATATCCCCAACATACTCAAAGAAGAATATTATGTTGGCAAGTACGACTCCTGTTTTGTTGCACAGGAAAGAATAAGGCAATACGAGAAGCAGATTAAAAGATTACAAGAACGTATAAAGCAATTGCAAAATGGAAACGAAAACGTGTGAGATATGCGGAAAGACTTTGCCACTGTCCGCTTTTTCAAAGTCCTATAAGGGGCGTTGCAAAGAATGTGTGGCACGACTGACAAAAGAAAAGCGTAACGGCACAGCAGCCACTACCCATAAGCCGATTGATTGGGAGCAACGCAGATACGAGATAGCAAAGGATATGCTTTGCGCTATCTATATGGACGATGGCAACGAAAAGCGTAGTGATTGTTTAGGGAAAAAATTCGAGTATCAGAGTTTAGAGGGCAGCGCAAGGGAAGCTGTCAGATACGCTAACGTACTAATTGAAGAACTTAAAAAGTATGATAATGGATAAAAAGACATTCTTTCATAAGGTAAGCCAAATGCGAGCCGCACAGCGTGAATACTTCAAGACACGGAGTAGCGCAGCACTCGCCTCAAGCAAGTTGTTGGAAAGGCAGATTGACGAAGAGATAAAGCGAGCCAAGGCGATAATGGCTGCAAAGGCAAAGCTCTTTTATGAGCTTGTGAACACAGACCCACAGACAAGCCAAGAATGGCTCAACGACCATATCAGAGCAAGCCTTGATTACTTTTTCTGTGATGCGGAATTTCAACATCAAAGTGAGTTAAGCAGCCATTTCCACGACCACGGATTTAGTGGGACATACGATTTCCCCACACTCGTTATTAACGACATGGGCGATACATCAGACGATGATATGCTTGAATTTAAGTACGAGTACATCAACCACAAGTATTATGTAACATTCTTAAATAGACTGAAAGGTTAGAACTATGCAAAAAATAAGTATTCGATTTCGTGGCAAAGCCACAGGAAAGGGCAATATCCCTACAAATTGGGTGTATGGTGGCGGTTGTTTCGCTGTCAATGGCAATACGTTTATCATTCCAGATGTGGCACCCAAATTCACAGGCAATGGCGAGTATGAAACAAAGGCTATTGAAGTGCGCTTTATATGTCAGTCCACAGGATTGCACGACATATTCAAGTCTGAAATATTCGAGGGCGATGTGGTACGCTTGGATGGTAATAAGAAGTACACCTATGTCGTTGAGTGGAGCAAACCACACACCGCTTTTCTCGCCCGTTGCGTTCAGACAAAAACGGGGCTTGCAGACCTATCTCCATACAGACCTATTGAAGTAATGGGGAATATATACGACAACAAACACTTATTGAAAGGAGGCAAATGATGAATCACGGGCATTGCAAAAACTGTTTTTGGCACAAATGGAATCATTGTTTCATGCAAGATGTTGATACAAAAGAGGAGTCATATTGCCCAGATTACCACAACAGAAAGAAAGAGAAAGAAACATTAGAACAACTTATCAACCGTTGGATTGAAACAAAGAAATATTCAGTATCAAAACTAAATAATATTATAAATCGTTATGGCAAACAAAATTAACATTGAGAATTATATACAGCGTTTGAAAGAATGTCAGAGTATGGACGATATAGAAAGTGCTCATGCTGACGCAGACAAGGTTTTGGAAGAAGTCATACTTAAAGAGCTTGGTGACGATTTCAAACAGGTTGTAAATGAATACAAGAAAGTACCCAAATGGTATGCGTAAACTTATTAAAAATGAAGACACTAACATTTGATGTAATACTCAATGGGCGTTTTATCTGCACGTTGTTCTACAAGTATTGCCCACTGTTCCCAATAGACAGTGAAGAACTTGTGAAGTTCGTCCTTGAAAAACGCCCTACATTAAAGGGCAAACCTTTTCGTATCGCTTTTTAGTTCAAATTGAGTAACTTTGCACCCATAAACAGAAATGATATGACACCACAAAGAAAAGTTATCCACGTTGAACTGAATGAGCCGTACAACAATAAGCACCATTGGTATTTCGGCAGCATATTAGCAATATACGACACTCTGCCTATTGAAGTAGTTGGCATAGCTCATACATCATTGTGGAATGTGCTTTCTAAGAACGGGAAGTACACAACAAAGACTGCAACAATAAGGCTTGGGGTTCTTCGCACGAAGCAAACAAACAGGGGAAGAAAGAAATAATGCCACAAAATATTTTCTTTTCAGAAATTTGTTGTATCTTTGCAATATAAATAAGGCTCTCAATTGGGAATCAGCGTGGATTGTAGTTCCACGAAAACAATACCAATGGTGAGCCTTATTTTTTTATTCTATGTTGTTCAATATGGAGGGATTGTCCGAAACGCTCCATACAAGGCAAGTCCCGTCATGGAAATGTCTAACAATTATCCAACACTTATTACCGCCTATTTCCGTTTCAAACAAGTGCATTGTAGCCGTAGCCATGTGTTCATCAGCACCACTGCCACGATATACGGAGTTATCCAGCAGACTTTGCAAATCCAACAGAGCCTCGTTTTTTGCATCAACATCACTAAACGGTTGGTTAAGCCATTCCTTAACGCTACGGTTTGACATTGTGGCGGTCAGCCCTATTTGCGACAATGCTATTTCTTTGCCCACCAGCGCATCAACAGCAAGCCGCCTTATAACCTTTCGCCTTTCCTTTGTTTCGTTGGATAGAGGCGTTCTTACGGGTCGGTAGCCGTTAAGTGAATCCGTTATACCTTGCTCATTGTCTTTGTAGAAATAAGGTAGCGTTCCAGCACTCTTAGCCTTTTCCATGCGTTCCGCATTTTTCCTTGCCCACCTTACTATACGGTTCGGCATTGCAGTCACCTCACCAGAACACTCTACATTGTCTGGGCTTTTGCCATCAAGGATATTGTCTAACATCTTATCAAGCTCTCCATGCGTGGCAAGCACAGGCACTTGGTAGCAGCGGCAATTAGGGTGCCAGCCCGTCCACTTGAATGTCTTGGGGTAAATACCTTTCAAATCATCGCAAATGTCGGGTTCGGGATGGTTGTTGCTCAACCTAATTTCAATACCTACAACAAAGTGCATATCTTGCCAACGGTCATATTCTGCCGTTCTGTATGCAATGTTTGTTTCGGTTCTTGCAAGTCGCTGTGCATTTCGATATGAGGAACGATAAACGCCTCTGCCTGGGTGGTAATCTTTAGGGTCATCGTCAATCCACTTGTAAGACTGACTTTCCTTGTCAAATACCCTACGTTTCCACTTGCGCCCATAAATAGGGTTTCCGTTCTCATCTTCACCCACCTTTACACGAAAACGCCTGTACCATCTATCGGGGTCGTTGAGATATTTCTGAACGACAGTTGCCATTCTGTTTGCAGCCGTTCCCTCTCCAATAGCCAAATCAATAGTGTTTTCAAGCTCCTTCTTGTATGCTCCCGTGTACCTCCACACTCTCTGCGACAAGTTCAAGCCACCCGTGCCTGTCTTTCTCGCAAAAAATGCGTTCATGGCTTCTTGGTTGTGCTGAAAGTATTTGGCGAAAAATGGGCTGTCAATCGCCTTTTTGCCAAAGACCGACTTAACAAGTTCGTCTGCGTGTTCGTTGGACTTTAGCCACTCCCTTTCAACACCCTTTCGTATGGTCTGATAGATACGGCTATACATATTGCGCAACATGGGCGTAACCTTTTCGCTATACCCATATTCAGCAAAGGAGAAAGGTTTTCCCTCCTCCAATTCTGTATTCTTCACCAAGTTAATTATTTGCATCAACACATCACGATACACCACTCTTATGTTGGCAGCATACTCCTCTGTGCGCTGGAATAATTCGGCTTGCGCTTTCTTATAGTCTATCTTTGCCATTGCTTACTTCTTACTGAATTTGTCGCATATATCCCTTGTTAGAAACTTGCTGTATTCCCAAAATGGACAACGGCACAAAATCATGTGTCCGTCAATAGCTGGGCTGTGCGGGTCGTATGAGTGTTTGCAATCCTTGCACGTTAGCCCTAAGTCCTTTGGGTTGGTCGCTGTCTTCTTAGCCATTGAATAAATTTTTAATCAGTTCTTCTTTTGTCGGGAAACAGGCACAATCCAAAAAGTATAGGTGCTGAGGATTGTTGCGTGTGCCTGTGTTGGTATGCTCCACGTTACGCACGAATGTACGCAATGAGTTACAGTACACCTCTATGCCAGATATGCGGAAACAATGCGGTCTATTGTTAAGCATTGCCCAAACCTCATCACCGATATTGTATCTTGTCTTTACTTCCATTATTCAGCCCCCCCGAATACGTCCATTTTGTTCAACTCCATTTGCTGTGCAAGTCTTTCGGCTTGCTCGGTCTTGATGCGCTCCATTTCCGACTTGCTATCCTTTACCAAGTAGGATTTCTCTACATAGCTTTCGAGGCTCAATGCTCCATCGTTGTACTGCTTTGAAAGGTCGGCAAGCATTTCGCTTACATCATCACCAAACGGCTCTTGGAACTCATGCCCCAACTCCAACGCTTCATACATTGCCTTGTGTCGGTAGTCAAGCACATTGCCAAGTATGGCTTTCATCAAAGATGCGTGGCGGTTCATATAGCCATCATGGTTTTCCTTGTGTCGTTCAGCCTTTATGACTGCAAGCAACATGACTTTGCGGATTGCCTTTGCTGAAAGATTGCCAAGGCTTTTCATGTTGTCAAAGTCAATATTGGGAGTGAACGACTTGGAAAGAATGTGCTTGTCCAACCTCTCAAACTGATTTTTCTTGCTCTCGCTCGCTTGGTCCCATGTGAGGTAACGCACATCACCGCCATTTTTTAAGATAAAGAGCTTTGCCTCCTCCTCTGACTTTGGGAGTGAGTTTAGGATTTCAGCGGTTGCAACCATTGCTGGGTTTGCGAAGCGGTCGTTTACATCTGCATCCACACTCTCCATGTTTTCCTCTCGCTCAATCATCGGTTGCACATCTGCGTGTTCTGTTTCTTGCTCAAACAGCAACACGGGGATTTTGCCGATAGGGTTAAGAATGGCTTGCACTTCCCAACCGATATCACCACGCTTACACAGATAGATTGTATTTGCCGTATATACATCAATGTGGTGTATTGTGCGGTTGCCTTGCTCTGTAAGGTAGTACCCCCAAGCAAAGGCTTTAAGCCGTCCGTATTGGTCTTTGAGCGTGTATATATCATCATTGTTTTTCTTGCTCAACACGTTCAGCAAGAGCCGTGGAGTGTTATTCTCATCACGGTACACATGATAGAGAATAGCTGCACAACCCTCCGCACCCGCTGCTCGCTTGGCTTGACGCACAGAGCTGTCAAAGCGCACTTGGCGCATCAGTTCAATGTAAGTTGAAAACGCATCATCTGTGTTCTTTGATAGCTGCGTCCATTTCACGGGTCTGCCATACAGGAACACGAGGCTAATCTCGTTGATGTACTTCTGATAGGGAATAGGGATTTTGTTGCGCTTACTCCAACGCAAGAAATTTCCTTGCTTGTCATACACCGCCCTGTCTTCACGCTCCATTACCTTGTGGCTACCAACCTCATAATCTAACAGATTGCGAGAAGCAGCCTCGGAACGGCTGTTAAGCATTGCAACCGCTCTTGTCACATCGCCAGCGGTCAATAGCTCATCGAAACTTTGCTGATAGCCGATAGCCGCCTTTAACTCATTTGTGATAGTCTGAATTATGCCCATCGTAGTTATTGTTAAGTTAAACCTAAAATTCTTTCTATGTTATCTGGAATGTCCACTTCATTGTAATCAAACCAACAGCGCATGAGAAACATATCTCGCCAGTCGGGAGAACAACCGATTTCTACCTTGATTTCCTCTTTCGGCTTTAGCTTCAGCTTGCCGTCACTGTCCGCTTTCCACGTTTGCAGTTGCTCAAGCTCTCTCGTTATTTGCTCCCTGTCGGCTTGGCTCACCAAATCCTCATCAATGCCTACTTCATGGGCGTTAATGTGTTCTGCGAGCTTATAACCGCATTGTGTCTGTAAGTTTTGGTAGTTCTCACCTTGCATAGCCGTAGAGTTATTGACAAAGCCGTTGCAATCGCAATTATCAACAACGCCACCGCCCACACCATCCTCATCAACAATCACCCTGTGGTTTGGTATTCGGTATTTCCTTTGCTTTGTGATAATCCATGTTTGAATGTCCGTTGTCTTGCTTATGGCAAAGCAAACCTTGTCAATGATGAAATATCCATCCCATACAGCCAAACGTGCATGGTCGGCACCAAAACGGGCAATATCACCCGTAATGTAATGCTTGCCTGTACGCAAAGCCAGCTTGTTTCCGAATATGGCGCATATATCATCATGTGAGCATAGAGCGTTGGGGTTATCGTCATATTCCCAATCACCAAGAAATAGGCGGGCAAACTTCACCTTGTCGGAGGTTGTCTTCAAGCCCTCTATATAGTCGGGGTCAATGAATGGGTTTTCCTGTACCAAGCAAGCAATGTAGTAGCGGTATTCCGCAAGCTGATTAGCCTTGTATGGCTTGTAGAATATATCATACATCCAATTCTTCTTGGGGTTACAGGTAATGAATAGCTTTCGCTTTAGTCCGTATTCCTCATTCAGACAACGACCGATACGGGTCTTGAGGGTGTCGTATGCGCCAAAGTTCACCTCACCGCCCTCTTCTATCCAACCGCCTGTAAACTCAATAGAGCCGTAGCGTTCATAAAGAGGGTCTGAGGGCTTATATTGCAAGTCAAGAAAATCAATGCGTGAACCATTGTAGAACTGAATATAGTTTAGCTGTCCGTTGAAACTCCACATTTCTTCTGGAACTCCATACATGGCGCATACACGTTTGAACGTGATATAAGTAGATTGCGTGATGCGCTTTAACTCGGCACGACCAATAAACCACTTGGTACCAGCAAAGGCAAGACACATGAATAAAAGCCACACAGCACCTGTCCACGACTTTGCGCCACCAGCAGCACCACCATACAGGATTTCCACATGGTCGCTATCCGTCAGTATGGATAGGGCTTGCTGTTGCTTGTCATGGTTCTTCCCGTCACGGCTCGTTATAAAGTCAAAACGACCTCTACGGAATAGCTCCACTTTGACTGCAAGAGCCAAGGGCAGTGTTATGTTCTTATTCTTTGCCATTCTTTGCGCTGTTCCTTATCTTATCAAGTAGCGTATTGTATTGTATAAGTTCCTCATCAGACAATGCCGACAAATCCACGTTGTTTGACACGTTGGCGTTGATTTCGCCCTCTATGTTTTGTGTAGCCTTGCCAAATACTCTGTCAAAAAGCATTTCAACTGTGGAAGTGCGACCGTAACGAATATCAGAGTTTATGGCGGCTATGATGTTCAACACCCAGATAGGCGTGTCCTTGTTTGGTTTGGTGCGGTCGGTTGGGTCTTTCAACAATGGTTCAAGTTCTGCGGTTGAACTCTCATACAGATGTTGTATGACCTTTAGTATTTCTTCTTTGCTGCTTTGAGGATTAACCTTTT